CGCCTTTTCCGCCACACCATCGAGAGTACCGGTCGGTCGGCACGTTGTATTGTTTGTCCCTTGCTTTTGCCAAATACTGGTCAGCTATTGGCGAAGTTGCCAATACTACCGTGCCGTGTTCGGCACGCATAATCTCACTGTTAAAGTCAGTCGGATGAATAGCCATGGTAATCTGTTGTAAACAACAGCAACTTTTAGATTATAGAGTGGTGGTTACCAGATCACCACTCATTCGTAGCCGAGTCGTCCTCTTCCACCCCGTCTTCCGCTCACGAAAGGTGAACGAGCATCAACACCCATCGTTGAAGCGTCGTAGTCCGGGTCGTTAATTGCGGTGTCGCCCGAGAACAACTTCTGCCGTCCTGTGCGAATTTCCCCAAAGACGGACTTATCCCCGAGCCCATCACGAAGTAAATCTCCTTTGAATCGCTTGTTTTGAATAATCGTGTCCTGCAGGTTACGATCAACAACGTCCATTTTCATTGCATAGTAAGTGAGCGCCCAAGCAAAAGCGTCCGTACTGTCGTCGTGACGAACAAACGGGAATGAGGTTAATTCCTTGATGAATGTGTCAGTCCAGTGCCCCTGAACCAGTTTAACCCGGCTGTTCTCCAGTAAAGGACAAACGGCCTGAAGTCTCGTAGTCTTCGACTTCAACGGCTTCATCTCTTCGATCGGAACTCTCGCTTCTTTTCGAAGAACTTGAATGAGAGAGTGCCCCGAAGCGGCTTTTTCGATGCATAGGACTTTTGCCTGATAATATGTGTAGTTTTGCTTCACGGCTTCAACCAAGTCGGGGAAACCCCATCGACCTTTCACAATCTCTCGAATGTAAATCACAGTCGGATCTCGCATACTAATCCCAGCCACGCAAATCGCGGTTTCGTCCGCCATTTGTTTCTCGGAGAAAGCGCAGTCAGCCGCTAACCACACGACATCAAGTGGCGGGCAATCTTCTTCTTCAATAACCTCAATCCAACTGTTCTTAACAATCTGACCTTCCGCGGCAACGGGAACGCCTTGGTAAAGCGCCGCAAATTTGAAACTTCCCATGATCTTCTTCTGCGACTCAAGCATCGGCACAGAAAAAGTCGGATTGTCACCCCAATGCGAATCACCAATCTGCCGCTCAAGCGGGTCAGTGCGCGGGTCTTCGCAAAGTCCTGCGATATTGATCCAACGCCAACCAAACGGGTTGTGAACTTCGTCGTAAAGGCCGTCGCCTTCCATCAGAACGCCATGCAAATCTTTCTCGTGGAAGCGAGTTGCGATAACCATCTGACAGTAGTGGTTGGTTCTTCGGGTGGACGCCTGCTCTTGCCACCAAGATTCAAGGTTGTCGAGTGCTTGTTTTGAGTCCGAAGATTTCAGCGGGTCGTCAATCACCATGGCGCCAACGCCAGGGCTGTCCATATCTGTTGTTCCGGCGGTGAAACCGGTTAGAACCCCGCCAACGGAAGTGGCAAGAATGTAACCGCCGCCGACCATGTCATACTTTGAGTCCGGTGAGAATCCAAGCCACTCGGGGAATACCCGCTTGAACTCCTTCGACTTCATCATGTGAACTACTTCACGGTGAAATTTGAAGGAGAGGGACGCACCGTAAGAGGCAATGACGTGTTGTGTCCTTTGGTCTCGCCCGAGAAGCCATGCTAGGAACATGGTCGCAAGCATTGACTTCCCCGATCGTGGCGGGCAGGAAACAATCAATCGCTTGTACCTTCGCGTAGCAAGGTCTTCAAACGCTGAGCCGATCAGTTCATGAAACGGGGCAACCTGCAGGTCGCCGTGCTTCATAATGTCGCAAAAGGCGAGAAAACAATCGCGGGCAGCTTTGTACCGAAAATCCTGAATCACCATGCGTGGTGCTTCCATAAGCGTCAGTTCACGTATGCCTCGCTGGTATTTTCTCCACGAGCTGTGTTCTTCGAGCTGGCTGGCTTTCGTGATGATAGGTCTCATTAGTCTGATGTCAATTTGTTTAGTAACTCATCGACTTTAGATGTGTACGCAACAGCTAATTCCTGCTCGCTTTTTGAATCAACTTGGGTCAGGGCAACGATGTCCGAAGTAATTTCTCTGTGCGCTTTGATCGCACTGTTGAAGATGGAAACGAGGTCTCGAGTGGAGCACTCTTCCATCTGGTTGGCAAGCTGATCCAGAGCGTCTTTCGCCACAAGAAGGGTGTCTTGAGCCAGAATCTCTTTCTGCTTGATAATGTCTTCGCGTGATTTAGCCATCAGTAAAGCCTCTTTCTACATTTGGAGCAACCACCTCTCGGTGGCGGGGGATTCCCCTTGTATGACACGATCTTTTGCAAGATCTTCTTTGCTTCTTCCATGTCGCCGCGTTGCACGGCGATGTGGTAACTGTTCCAAAGTTCTTGTGATGAGTCCATTAACAAGGGGCGATGGGACCGGGATTGCCTTCACAGGGAACGCAACCTAACTTCCACAGTGAGTTGATAGAGGCGAGCTGGAACGTATCTTCCAGAATCCACCCTTTTCCTTGAGGAGATTTAGCTACAAAGTAGAATCTTCCTTTCGGAGTCTGAATGAAAGTCTCGGGGACAATTCCGATCACGGATCCGCCCTCAAGGTACAGTTGTTTTGCCTCCGGATTCAACGGGTCGATGTTTAAGAAGGTGTACGCTCCGGTAATGACCGCAAACTCACCTACGTTCATGCCTGTGAACCACTCAGCATATTTTGAAGCCCGGTCGGAAATCGGATCGGCTTTTCCTGCGACGTCATTCCACAGCTCGATCGCGTACCGCGCCAAAAACTTTCCGGTCGGCGAGTAGAAAACTTCCTCAATCGGTTCAGAGGTCTCGGCGTCCCAGACGGTCACAACTAACCTGCCATCTTCAGTATAGCTGTTGTTGCTCAAAAGATAAATCGGTTGGTTGAGTGGATCTGGGAGGAATACCGTGTCCGGGTCGCAAACAAACACCCAGTTTCCTGACGAAGTCGCAGGATTGCTCCAACGAACACCGTACGGGGCGGAATAGTCTTCCAGAGGCAACTTGATTCCCGTGTACCACGGAACGTAAATCTCTCCGCTTGCAGTGTCAACAACTCCAGCCAAGGGAAGGCGCGTTTCAACGTTCGGTCCCGGAAAGATTTGCCGGCAATCGCCACGTTGAACGCAAGGGTCAAGGGCAACATACGGCAGCGTTTCCTCAATCGTAAGAACGTAAGTTTGAGTGTAGGTGTACTGAGATTCGGGACTGATGCCAGTGAACAGTTCGTTTTGACACGTGAAAGGTTCGATCGTCTGCACTGACGCACCGGACGGAACACTGCCGTTTATCGTGTTGAAAGCGCCTGCAAGAAGTTGAGTGGCGAAATCGTGACCCGAGGAGGTGAGATAGTTTTGGCAGGAGAAGTTCAGCTCGAAGCTCATACTCCGCTCGAAAACCATCGGAATGCGATTCTTGACTGTGTTTGAAGAACCCGTGTAACGCACGACGATGTTGTTAGTTTGCTGCACCACTCCCTCGTTTTCGATCGCGTCTGCGAGGCGAAGAACATTCACGCTGATTGGAATCAGGGGGGAGGCAACAAGAGCATCAACAATGAACTGCTCGATACGGGATATTGTGTTAAGTTCCATGGTTTACGGGAAATTCGTGTTTGAGCCGTCGATATACCAGCCGCCAGCATCGTTCGGCTGAGAAATCTGCAGCGTTCCGCCCAACTCCAGGAAATTATTGGACGTGATCCAGTTCGGAAAGTCGTTATTCTGCCCGATTGCGCCCCAACCGATACGGTAATCCGGGGCCTGGTCTCCAGCGGTATCGGTTGTCCAGCCTGAAAGACCTTTGCCAGAAACCGAGTTGTAGCGTTGAGGAATGCGCCAGGACCGCATAATTCCCTGAGGCGTATCAATGGCGGAGTCCCCATTTCCTGCGCGAATCGCAGTCATTCCCATCTCGGCCTGCATCTGCTTCAGAGCGGCGTCGTAATCCTTGTAGACGTCTTCTCTGCGGCGAACCGTGTCGAGATAGTAACGTGCGATTGTGAGTGCGGTGCGGCGGCGATTGCTTGTAATTAGCACCATGCCAGCCTTACCTGACTGCTCAATGTACGAGTCAATCAGAGAGTTGGCGTCTTGAATCGCCATGTGCAGCTTCGCCACATTCACTGTTGTGGCTGCTGCGTCATCAATGTTTGTTAGCTGAATGGCTTCTTTGAGGCCGAACGCGATAATGAAGTCGTCGGGTGAAGCACTCCTCGGGTCGGTCTTGTTGTTTGTGAGTACGCCGGAACGGTTCTGGTAAGGGAAGCCGTATCCGCCGATGGTTTGGCCCAAGTTAGACTGAACTCGGGAGCCATCGGTTGTTTCGTCTGGTGCAAGAGTGTTTCTCGCTGCAACGCGATAGAAAGCGCGAGTAGCATTGCGTTTCTTGACAACGTCGTTCGCCGTAGGGGGAATCGGCCCGCGCAGGCAAAGGTTGAGGTCAAGAGGCGGCTCGTAGGAAACGAATGCTTGATCCCATGGAGTTAGAGTGCTATCCAACCCAAGGGACACCATCGTGTCCGAAGAATAGATCAGGGTTTCCACCCCGTACTGCCCGTAGTTGACGGTAAAGGAAGTAAGCGGAACCGGAACATTTGTGTCCAGTGGCGCGTCAAAGTACAGAACAACCGTCGTCGGTGTCGAAACTAGAATTTCCTTGATCTTAGGCGCAGCCATCAGCTTCCTCAGCTATAGAGATTGGTACGAGGGTCGTTGGAGAACGGGTGGAAGTACTCACTCACCCAGAACGAATAAGCGTCTTGTGGAACTTGAATGACGTAACCGTCCCACTCCCGGTATTTGCAATTTCGAAGGTAATTCGAAGCCAACCGGAGCGGCCACTCGTCTCTCCAGTTCACCTCCCAGGAGTCGATTGTAACAAGAAAACCTTCGATCGTGTAGTCGATTCGAGCAACGATTGAACCGCCGCGCTGCTCATCGTCAGCGTAAGGCGGATTGCTATAGTCGAAAGTTTCTGAGACTCGGTCGAAAATCTCACCGTCCCACTTCACCAATAGGTATCGTAACTCACTCGGAGGATCTTCAAAGTAAAGAAAATCCTGAAAGAGCCAAGTGGGCGATTGAATTCCGGGACGACGAATTGCCATAGTTCAAGAGGGAGGTTTGTACCAGGTGGCTTTTCCGCCGTAGGGGTTTGGGCGAGGAGAAGTTCCGTAAGCAGAGTTTTTGCTCATTTCCTTTGCCGAAGTGGGGAAAACAAAGTCCCAAATGGATTGCTCCTTGACAGGCTGTTCTGCGTCGCCACGGCTGTCGTTTGGCTGAGTTCCATCGTTTTCGCCTGCGTGACCATGCGCTAAGTCAACGTGGCGGACCCAGATGTAGCTGCCGTTTCGTTTCAGACAGACACACAACCAGTCGGAGCTCATTGGCCCCCCTTCTTCAATCACGGTGCAACCGTGGTTTTCTTTGGATGCGGGCGGAAGGCTTCCTGCGGGGTATACCGGCAGCCGAATCATCGTGCTGTTGTCCGGCATCTTGAGGTTTTTCTCTGCCTTTGAAGTCAGAAGTTGGGGGTCGTACAAGACATCTTGGAGGATGGCGTACTGGTACTCTCCGCTTGACGGTACGATGTTTACACGCTTTCCGACCAATCCTTTCGGTTGTTTCCCCTTGAACGCAGGGGAAGTGTCAATCCAGTGTGATGGTTTGGCTTGTTGGCCTTCGCGCTCGGCGGAAAACTCTCCGGTGGCACCAGAGATTTGGGGAATTTCGATGTTGTGGTCGTCAAAGATGACCTTCACTCTCCCCCGATCCAGCGGATCGTTGATATCCACAATCGTTCCACGTAGCGTCCCCCGAGGCAGTCCAGCAAACTTCATGTTCGCCTCAGTTGCATTGAGCATTGCAACAAACTGG